AGTGTCTTGCATTTTATTTCTAACAACCTTTTTTTACTCGTCGTTCGAACGCACGACCCTTACTAATGCAGAGGCGCGTTACTTGCAAACCAGTATTGCATCGTTCCGTTAAAAAAAAAATCTCCTAAAGTGACGACCATTTTTTCCCGTGGTATTTTAAAATGCCATATGCACGTCGTTCTTCTACTACGCGCGCTAGCCATCTGCGTGGGAGCACCAATCGTGGGCGCACTATCCGTCGTCGTACGAAACCGAACTTTTCGAAGATACGCTACCAACCGGCTACTGCACGTAATCAGAAATCGCAAATTATGGCGAATGCTCGTCTGTTGGCCCGACACGCCAAATTAATTAGACGACATAAAGTTTATACCGACTGGCAATTTACTAACACTATTAATGTAACCAACTCCCTAACTTGGTACGGTGCCAAGCTTACTGACTTCTCCTCTTGGAACCCCGTCCTCCGCCAGGATCCCCTAGCCGGTCGTAGTACCAGGACCTTTATTGACCGCATGGTTATAAATATGCGTGCTACCCTTAAAGACGCAATTAACACTGGCATTAGTATATTTATCGTAACTCCCCGTAAAGATTTTGCCAGTAGAGACTTCTCTTCTATTGCACCGCAACTTACTACTGAGTATATCTATCCTAACCCTGGTGCTGCAGGATTTAACGTCCGCCTTAATAGTAATGTCGTTAAAGTACACCATGCTAAATATATAACCCTTACCGCTAATGGTCTCGATGACTCCGGCCCACCCGACAATGCAGGTAATCCTTTTACCACCTATCGCAAATGGCAGGTAAAAATACCGTTTAAATCTAGTGTCCAATTCCCCGCGCAATACACTGCAGGTGAAAACTGGCGCAATGTCACCTGGGAGATGCTCCCTTACTACCAAAAATACTATCTGATTGTCTTTACCTCCACCGAATTCTCCGTTACACCAGGTGCCGACGGTCCCTTTGTAACATTCGACCAACTCGCCACTTGCATTAATTCTGACTAGTGGCAAAAAAAAACCGGCCGCCGGCAGGCCCGGTCCGCAACCTTGAGCGCTTTAGCGCGAAAAGGTCTGCTATTAAAAAAAAGGAACTTTTTTTTCGCATAGTTGTTCCCTTATATTCTTTTGATAATCCATCTATCTCTCGACACCTTGTCCAAGTCTGGCGGTTCCTCGTTGCTAAATATACACACATGAGGATTTGGACCGCATACCATCCCACCCTCGTACTTAGGAGCGTAGAAGAACATATCCTTTATCTCCTCGATCCCTTGCCACGATAGATAGTTTATATCTTGCGACCTCGGTATATTTATTAGTACAATCTCCGGATGCTCCTCGTTCCTCTCTATATAGTTTAATACACCGTTCTTCATGTCCGACGCCTTTCCACACAGTACCACCACGTTTCTATAGTTTTGGAATACCCATTTTTGGAACGTAGTTTTCCCACGACACCCATCGGGTTCCCAATACCAATGTATCGTACGATCGTCTGCCTTAGTATCTAACAGACTCGTTATTTCCAGCTCCCACTCGTTGAGTTCTATATTGACCCTATATTCTCCCGCCTTAGGCTTTACTATACACGTTCCCCACACCTGGAACTCCTGACTTATTTCCGACTTTGTACAATACCTTGCATTACGCTCCCTTATCTCTCCCTGTGTACCCTTTCTAGTTGCACTCCACTGTATCTGTTTCGGCAACTCTAAACTGAACGGCCTCTCCTTGCCCTTAAACTCGATAAACCCCTGGATATGTGGCGTCCCTGTAGTTGGTGCCACCTCCATACCCATCGCATATCCAATACACCTTTTCTGGAACTTCGGAACCAACACCTCTTTCCAATCCTCTGGATAGTTATTCCAGGTAAATCCCCAGTTTTTAGCAGGGCTTACCCTCTTTGGGGTGACACTAGTATTACCGTCACCCCCGTTACTATTGGAACCACTGGAACCAGTGTCTTGCATTTTATTTCTAACAACCTTTTTTTACTCGTCGTTCGAACGCACGACCCTTACTAATGCAGAGGCGCGTTACTTGCAAACCAGTATTGCATCGTTCCGTTAAAAAAAAAAT